GTGACCTTTTCCGTGGCGAGTCTGGTTTTACCTCCCTTCTGGGAGATCCTGCGCCTTAACTGTACTTTGTCTCCAACTTTCATTTTTTTGTTCCTTTCCGTCTTACCTTGCGCATTTTCTTACTTACCGAGTATATGAACGCCCGCATATTGCCGGGTTTAGTCATCTTCCTCTTCATCTTTCTCCCTCTCCCGGTTCTCTAAAATGATTCCATTTGCACAGATACCGCCGTCTGCTTTGATCAGGATGTATTCTTCACCATCAATCACTCTGGTTGATACCAGATCTGTCCGTTCAGCGTTTACGGTCACATGTGCATCCGGAAGCCCGATTTCGAATTGCTTCGTGTTTATCGTGTTCTCCGAGTCAATCTCGGCACTATTGCAACTTTTGGCACTTACTGCTGCCGCCTCCGGATCAATCCCGATATTCTTTAAGATATTCTCAATCTCACTCGCTTTCAGTCTTCTATCTTCCGAATCCGATTTAATGTCCTTAATTCTGCCAAGCGAATGATACAGATCTTTCGCCTGTTCCAGGCTCACTTTTCCATTCACTACATTTAGGCTTTCCCTGAATGCTATTTTCTGTTCTTCCGGAGTAGACGGTAGTTTACACCATAAGGTCTGTGTGATCAGTCCTTTGTCCGGATCGTTCGGGCGTTTGCTGTAGTACCAGACGTGATCCGGATCACTATGGCGGTCTGTAAATGCCGGATATAAAAATCCCTGCGTTGGCATGCTTACCGTCCAGTCCCTTGTCCGTTCCTGAATGTCTGCCAGATCCGGTGCATAGGATAATCCTGCTGCCGATAATCCTACTGGACACAAACAGCCGATCATATATCGGTAAATCTCTTCACTTTCATCCAGATCCGTTCCGTCTGTGGCAATCTTTGGAATATCATAGATTCCACTGGCGATCAGTATCAGTGTATATGTCTTGTTCGATACATCTATAGACTCTGCAATCTCTTCCAGAAAGATCTGACGCACTTCATCGTCCTTCAGCTCTGTATTTGCAATGGCATTTAAATATCTGGCTCTTTCTTTGTCCAAAAAATCCAACTGGAACATATTTTTTCCCGGCTTTCCAGATAAGACCTTTCCAAAAATGTCCAAATATTTGAACTGCTCTGTTTCCGGAATATTTAAAAATGCCTTGGTAAACTCCAACCGACAGTCCCTGTTATTGTCTACGATATAACCTGTTATCTTGGTGATGTTGCATAATTCTATCCTCATGTTTCTTTTAAGCTCAAACAGCTCTTTCTTCATGTCGCTCCTTTCCGGCTGCCGCACCGGGCAGCCATGCACTCTGCGAGATTTCGTGATATATTAAATTCCTGTGGTGCCTATAAATAATTCTTTCCGGCGTTTTTCATCCATTCTTCCCTTGTATGGGTTCTTTCGTAAACCTCCTGGGCTTTCGCCATCAGGATCCGTGCGTTCTTGGCATTGTTGTGAACTGCTGCCGGCCCGTTCCGGTGATGTTCCAAACAGAGATTTACTTTTAACCCTTCCGCCTCTGCAAATGCATGGGTGTTACCAAACAAAACATGATGCTCTTCCAGATATGGCTTGTATGTAAAATCTCCATCCAGTAACATACACAGGTAGCACCGGCGGTCGCCTTTTGGCTGCATGATGCTTTTTTTGTGCTTCTTACGTTTCTTCTGTTTGGTTGGTTTCGGAAACATCATATTCACCAGATAACACCTCCCCGTTTTGATCTACTTTTTCGTTTAAATACAGATACCATTCCTGTGAACTGTGTACTTTTTGGGTTGTCTCTGCAAGGTACAGAGCCGCATGATACAGGGGAATTGTCTGGAGATATTCCCGGCGGGTTAATTTGATTTTGGGAAATGTGGCCAGATATTCTTCTACGGTTATATTTTTGGGGCAGGCATCCGGTTTCCAATCCTCTACACTTAACTGCTCCATCTTAGGACTCCTTTTTGTATAGCTCATGGTTGCCGTAAACCAAATCCGCCTCTTCTCTTTCATAACTCCAGCCATAACGCATTAAGATTTTGAAGCATTCCTGGTATCTCTTTCCGGCATCCTCTTTGTATTCTCCGGAATACTCTACTAAATCCCCGGTATAATCATCCATCATGTTGTTCATTGCAATCAGGAGCAACACCTGCGTATCCAGTGTTTGTATTTTTTCTTCTGCTTCTTCCTTTTCTTTCTCATCCGCATCATACAGGCTTTTCCCGGTAAAAAATTTTAGAACCATTCCATTTCCTAACCAACAGGACTTCTCCATCATGTTCCGAATCATCTTTTCAATGATTTTCTGGCGTTCCTCATCTTTTAACAGTTCGATCTTTCCGTCTACTATTGTCCGGATGAATTCTTTTTTTCTTTCATTCATTTTTTTCTGTAAAGTTTTCAACTGCTTTATCTTTTTTCTCTGCCTGTCCCATTCCGTTTCAACCTTTTCAGATTTCGGGAGTTTTTTCACTACATCAATCCCATTCCAACCATCCAGATAATACAGTTCTTTTCCGCGGATATTGATTTTCTTTGGTGGCTCTTTATCCAGGCTGAACGTTTTTACATCTTTCAGCTCTGCCGTATACTTCTTTTTTTCTATCTCCTTTGTGGCTTTCTTGATTCCTGCTTCCTCCAGAAGCTCAACAATAATTTTTTTGTTCTTCTCCCTCTCTTTGTTTTTAATCTCCGCTTCTACTTTCCACTTAATCTGTCTTGAGTCTGCAGCATCTTTCAATATTCTGTTCCTTGTTTCAACATCTTCGATTCTCGACAGTTCGGCGAGATCTTTTAGGTTCAGCTGATATGCCCCGTCTTCATCCGTCTTTTCCTTCACCAGCTCCGGGTCGAGCTTCGCAATCTCCAGCCTCCGGCGCACGGTTGTCCTGGAGAATCCTGTCTTCTCTGCAATCTGTTCTTCTGTATCTCCAAGATCTAACATCATCTGGAAGCCTTCCGCCTGTTCCAGGACCGTCAGATCGATGCGCTGCATATTCTCTTCCAGCATGGTTCCGACCTGGTCTTTGTAGCTCATGTCCTGCACGATCCGGCACGGATACATAGTTACGCCTGCCATTTTTCCGGCAGCGAACCGGCGGTGCCCGATGATCAGCGTGTATCCTTCTTCATGGTGCGCCCGGTTTTCATCCCAGTGCCCCGGAACGACCGTAAGGTTCTGCATAATTCCTTTCTTCTTGATTGACTCACTCAGCTCCGTCAGATCACCCAGGTCTTTTCGTGGGTTATCCGGATGCTGGTGAATCAGCTTGGCGTTGATATTCGTGATCCCACTGGTTGTCATTTCAAATTCCTCTCTTTCTCGGTATTTTCAAGGTTTTCTCCTGTTTTTATCTCATTTTGGACTGTAGTCTATCGGAATACCGTGTAGACTCGGAAAATTCAAGGGTTACACAGTGTTTTTCCATCTGCTCCGACAGCTCCTGCCAGAGCTCTTTGTTTTTTATCTCTTTTCCATGTGGTCTGCGCCACTCTTCCCGTTTCCATTTGTCCATATTTCCTTCGTTTATGGTAGTGACCAGGAACTGATCCGGCGTGTAGACAGTCACTTCACACGGTCGGAGCATCTTTAGACCGACAAGGATAGCGATCATGCTCATTCTGTGGTAGGTCGTGTTCTGTTCCGTTTCGATCTGTGCTTTCACCGCCGGTCCTTTCTTAGTCTCGCATTCTACCAGAGCGATGCACTTTCCGTTTTTTGCGGTTGGTCCCCGGAAGTTTACTTCCGTGAACAGTTCTATCTTCATCTTCCGTCCTCCTTATCCGGATCATTTCATAATGCCGATATGGAAATCCGGTTGCTTTGTTGATTCCTTCAAAATAGGTGTCCTTTACTATGTAGTATCCTTTTTTCGGTCTCGGTTCTTTTTGCCACCGGTGCAGAATATCCGTCTCCGGTTCCGGAAGCGGCATATTTCTGGATCTTGAAAAACTCGCTTCTTTGATCTTGTGATCCAGAACACCGTCCTCCACATATTTTTTCTGTGTTTTCTCATTTTTTGTGATGTACTGGGCGAGTTTCCGGAACTCTCCTTTTTCGTATAGCAACTGCTTATTCCGAACCTTCCCATGCTTCCAAGCTGCAGCTATGATCAGATCGGTATCCTGGATTCGGTTCAGAACTACATGAACATGCCAGTTGCCAGACGGCGTGCATTCAATATTCCGGAGCCACCGGAGTTCCTCGCCACGTTTCCGGTATTCTTTCTTGCAATATTTATAAAAATCTTCAAAATCTTTTACCGCTTGCTTCATGTCCGCCGGACGTTCTTCTTTCGGATATGTGAGAGTGAAGAAGTAATCATTCACCTTGAAGTACATCCGGAGTCTGTGACGTGCTTTCCTTTCCCTGGTCCATTGGTTGACCTGCTCCACTTCCTCCGGTGTGGCTTTCTTCTTTTTGGCTCTCTTCTCTCCCGGTGCTCCATATCTTCCATCCAGATATTCCTGTCTCTCTATTACGTTTCCCAAATCGTATGTCACTCGTCTGATTCTCATAGCGTGTCCTCATAACTTTAATAGTCTTATCAAGTTATTAAAAAGGGCAGTCGCCCTGTAAATACTTGACTTTCCCGCCGCTAAAAGGTACACTATAAGTGCTTAGATTATTCGTGTACCTTTATGGTTGCGGCGCTTGCGATATTTCTTTTCGCAAGCGTTTTTTATTCTTCTTTTAAGTACGAAAAATTCATTTTCAGGAATACCATCAGAGCTTCCGCATCATCCGGTGCTTCAATATCTTCTCCGGCTGCAATTGCAAATACAACGTCTCCTAAGATTGGCCATCCGTGCCTGTCTGCATCGTAGAAATAGCTTCCCAGACGATTTACTTCTTTCTGTTTCATTATTCCGTCTTCATCCACCAGCATGATCATTGGCATTTTAAACGTCTCATACAAGGTTTTTGTGCTTACAGTTTCAAAATGCCCGCCTACTGCTTTCTGCAGATCACGGAAATCATCAAAATCTACATTTATTACCGAAATGATATTATCCGGTGTTACTTTTACTGTTTTCACTGCTTGTCCTCCAATACTACTGTTTTTCTGCCTGCTTCTTTCAGGCTGTCTACATATTGCTCTAAATACGGGATCGCGTTCTGTTTGAAATACTCAGAATCACGGTTGACTTTTTCTGTCGATTTCAGAATCTCTATCCATTCATCCAGCTTCTCCACTCTGATCCGCCTTTTACGCTGCTTCTCTTCTGGCACGCTCCCTCGCCTCCCTTATTTTTCTTTTCCGGTACCGGTATTCCAACATTCGGAAGTATTCATGTGCATATGCTCCGACAGCAAATACTGCGAGTCCAAGAGCTTCATACAAATAAAA